GCTTGAATATTTTAAACTATAATTGTCAATAATACCTTTGTATGCAATAAAACTAAACACAATACCAGTACTATCTACATATGCTTTTTTTATTGTAATTGGAGCACTATGAACATTTCCATTTGCTAATGTAGCCGCAATATTAGTTGCAGTTGAATCAACTTGCGATGAATCAAATGTTATTTCTATAGAATCAGTTTTTGCATTAGAACTTACCGAAATTGCTGAATGGCCAAGATATCCAGAACCAGTAAGATATGTTTCAGTTGTACTTCCATCTTCAGATGTTATACTTGCATCTGCTTCATAATTGGTATAAAATAAAGTTCCAGAAGGCAATTCAACTCTAACTAAATCAATAAATCTTAATGTAGTTTGTGCCAACAATGCTTTAGTTAAATTAGTACTTCTATTATATTTGTATGGCATTAATAATCCTCCACTATATTAAATTTTAATTTAAAATAACCTGTAGTATCTGTTTCAAAACTTTGTACGTCACTTACTAATCTTACAGTAAAGTTTGGTCTGTATATAGTAGCAGTAACACCTGTCGCTGGTATATCTTCTACTAATGCTGGATATAATCCTAAAGTAGTACTTCCACCACCACTATGGTCGTTCATATGAATACCGTGAGTTGCTGTTATTTTATAAACTTTTGTGTGATTAGAAAATGTAATAAAGTCTCCTGGATAAACAAACATAATCCCACTACCGTCTGGTGAATTATTATCAGATGCAAGAAATGTGCTATATGATGCCGATCCTTTTGTCATTGCTCCGTCAGGATAAAATGTTTTACCACTATAATCAAAACTTTCTCTTTTTGTGCCGTGTGGATTTAAAGGAAACTGAAAAGTAAACACTCCACTGGATCCGTTTTGTTTTATTAAGAATGGATATAACGATTGATACTGTGTAGTTGTTAAGGGTACACTTGAAACGTCAAGTCCCCATCTTTGTTTTAAAAATGAAGTGTATGTTTTTCCACTATCATCTATGTTTCCGATATCATCTATTTGATCAGAAATTTTTAATAAATTAAATAAACTTGAATCTGGGAAAGCACCCACTATACAACCTCCCTAAATTGTTGCTCCCACACAATGTCATCAGCAACACCAATAGAATATTCAAATGCTTTTCCTGTAGGAATTGCTTTAATTTCTACATTATCATAAGTGATTGTAGCACCAGATACACTTTTAATTAATGGTGGGTATAAATGTATAGCATCAACTGAACTACCATCCAAATTAGTATCTGCAGTTAACATATAAACTTTTGTATGATTACTAAATTTTATAAAGTCTCCTGATTTTAATGTACCTGCTCCACCAGTAACATTTATTTTTTGTGATTGTGTAGATGGTGATGCACCATCTGCAGTACTTGCACTAACAGTTATAGTACTTGATACTGTGCCTTTAGAATCATCTAATGATGAAGGTAATTTAAATGTAAAAATTTCTGTATTGTCTGTTGATAATGGCATATTTGCAGTATTAGTACTTCTATCATAAGGAGCACTTTTTAATGTAAATTCCCAATGACTATTTCCCATATTAGCAACATATCTATCACCTGTAAGTGATGTGTTAATAATATTATTTTGTGTAACTTTCCAATCTACAAATTTTAATTTATCACTTATTGCCATTATGCAAATCTTCTCCCTTGTTGTCTAAATGCTTGTTGAATAGTACCAATTATAAGTCCTTTTCTTGATAATAATAAATCATCAAACGAGTCTGCATCAACTGCACTAATATTAAAATTAATAGTTGTTTCACCCATTCTACTGCCCATCGTCTCGTTAGATACAACTGTGCCTGCTGTGTTTGGTATGAACAACTCTGGTCCTCTTTCTCCAACTAGGAATGCATTACCGCCCCCAACTGATCCACCACCTGCTCTTGCTCCACCATATCCAACAGCACCACCATTGGCATATCCAACAGCACCACCATCTTTTTTGCCCTTGCCGCCACCTAAAAACAGCAACAATAGACGTAAACCAATTTGTTTTTTCAATTGTTTATTCAAATCTTTTTCAGCATTGGTTTGTTTTTGTGTTGCACTTACCATTTCAATACCTAGCATCTGAGCCAATTTGTTTAGTATTGGTGTAACAATCGCCATTTGTATAAATCCTGCAATTACTTGTCTTAAAGCAACTTTGGCAATATTACCTAATGCTTCTTGTAAAGTTTGAGCACCCATAACAACATCTGTCAATGCATCAACAGCCGTGCTGTTTACTCGATTAAATGCGTCAATGGTTAAATCTAAAAGTGTAACGTTGTGTGCAAACCTTGCCGCAATTGCCGCCGTTTCTTTATTTGCTTCTTCCATCGCCTTTGCGTATTTTTTCTGCGCCTCTGCGGCCTCTTTAACAGTTTGATTCATTTCACCCATTTTCATTTCATAAGTTTTGCTAACTTTTATTGACTCTTCTACAGTGTCATTAAATTTGGTAAGTGGGTAATCACTTAACGTGTCACCCAATATCTCGAAAGTGTCATTGACACTTCCTACGCCCTGTCCTAAATGCCTCATCGTTTCGTTTCCATGTATTACGAAATCAATAAGACGACCCATGTCACTAGTAAACTCTGTAGCACCTTTGGCTACCTGTCTGACCGCTAGCCCAAAATAGTACCCTAATTTGCCGAGTCCTGCAGTAAGTTCGTCATTTTCCGCTAAAGTTGCCTTCATTTCCTTTGCTAGAAGTGTAAGTTGTTCTTTCAAACCACCTTCACCTATCGCAACCGCTACTTCGTCGACAGCATCTTTAAAGTTACTGAACGCCCCTGTTAATGTTTTTGCCCTTGCCTCTATGGCTCCCGCAAATTCAACTGCTCCTATTTCTTGTAAGAATTCAATAATTTCCTTGCCATCATTTTTAATTTTGGTTGCTGTGCCTCTGAACATAACCGTAAGGTTATTACCTTCAGTCTTAACCTTGATACCAAGTTGTTTTAACATTTCAAATTCACCAGTAGTGGCATTGAAAACTGCTTTAGCAACTTCGTCAAGTCTTTTGCCCATACCAGCCGCAATATTACCTATGTTGGTCATCATTTCCTGAGTAGGATTTAATCCAGCATTCCTAAATGTTATGAATGCAGTGGCTACTTCGTCTAGTTGGAATGTTGTTCCTGCTGTGAATTTTCTAATTAATTCAAAAGACTCTGCGGCTTTGATCGCGTCACCTTCAATGGTTATCAAGGTTGCTTTTAAATCTTCAAATTTTCTAATAGTGTTTACAAGACCACCTATTAACCTGGCACCACCAATAATGGCAAAAACACCTAAGGCACCTTTGACAGCCTTGCCCATTGTCAAACTGGTACGTTCTATTTTTTTAAGACTATTGTTGACTTTACCCAACGCCTTTTGATTTTTAATTGCTATTTCTATTAAAAGCCTTTGTCTTGCATCAGCCATTATTTACGTCTCCTTGTTGGCACTAGTGCCGGTTGTTTACCCATAGTTTTTTTACTCTGTTTGTGTTCAAACAAATAGTAACCGGCCCACAACTGTTTCTCTAATGTCGTCATCTGTAATATTTCTTCAACAGATTTTTTTAATCTGTCTGCCAGTATCATTACAAACTGTAACTCGGCATTAGACTCTATTCCTTTGAAGCAGTCTCCTGATCAAGATCAATTTTTGCGTTATTGATATCACTAGCAACCTTTATGATAACCATCGGGTCTGCTTCGTTCATCAATTTAATCCTGTCAGCATCGTGAAATAATCGTTTGCCATTTTTGTCTCTACCTTTAACAATTATACTCTCAACAAGTGCTTCAACAGTCTTTCCTTGAGTTTGTAATTCAAGGATCTTAGCCTCATCCTTAAGTGGATATGTGGTTCTGCAAAAAATGTCAGTGTCCCACTCCTCCACGTGGATTTTTTTCAAATCACCACTAATACTTGCTTGGTAGTGCTTTGCTATTTTGTCTGTTATACTCATTCATCTCTCCTTTATTTTCCTATGTTTCTTAATGTTGGTCCGACGACACCGTCTGGTGCCTGCCCACTCCTGCCGTGTTCAAGTGCGTGACCGTATGGTTGTGGATTAGTAATTCTATATTTGTTCTTACCTCCACTCATACGCCAACTTCTTTGAAACAGGCCTGAACGTACTGGTGATCTACGTCTGACCCCTTTAAGCACATCCTCACTAATCATTCTTGAAATCTTTTCAACAGATTTCTCCAACGCTTTGGTGAGAGAACTTGCATTAAAGGTAACCTTTGTCATATTATAAAATATTAAAGGTCAGCTTTTGTTATTGCACCTGTGAACTGTACGGATACTTCTGAAGTAACTGCCCCATCTAGACCTACGTCTATAGAATGTGATGTTACAACAACTTCTCCTGATAATTTAATACCAGTACCTTGTCCTGATGGGTATAGTTCTACTGTTGCCGCGGCCGCACCTGGTCCAGAATATAATGCTAATTGTGCTGAATCATCATCTCTCCAAAGTAGGCTTAAAGTTCCAGTAGCACTTGTTAACCCTGGTAGGTAAGTTCTTGCGGAACTCCCTAGCACAGTAGTTTCATAAGCATCACCAGTATTACTAATACCAAATGCAGTAATTGACGATACCAATGTTACAGATCCACCGACGTCGAATTTAGCGACGCCACTATGTCCCGAATAAACGGCTGTATTTGTTGCCATTTTATTTCTCCTCTTTATTGTTATTAATTACATCAGCTTCAGCCTTCAGTATTTTTATACGTCTTGTCTGTCGCCAATGTGGTTTAGTTTGGATTTCTTTCTGTGGTTTTTCAACAACAGCAGGTTTTTTAAATTTCCAGCCTGATCTTAAATGGTCTTGAACTTGTGGGTTCTCAACTATTTTAGAATTCCCTTGTTTGTCATACATTTGTATAGCCATTATGCATTACCTCTCTTGTAAACATACGTAATTGTAAGTAGTAAATTCGTTTGCCCAATTGGAGCAACTCTTTCAATTACTTCTATGTTTGTTATATTTGAATTTACGTAATGTGTAACTGTATCATCTACTGTTATATTACGATCTCTATTATCTTCTAAAGCTTCTTCAACTCTTTCAATTAAATTATTTCTTAATGTGTCTAATTTTGCACCTCTAACAAAACAACGTAGTTCAACTTCTAATGTACCTTGTCTTTCAGATAAACTAATATCTTCTCTTGATTCACTTGTAGAAATGACCAGTATGGCAGGAAATTGTGTAATTGCTAATTTGTCAAATTCAAAAAACTCTCTTGTAACCAAAGCGGGTGCTGGGTTACTCATATTTTGTAATTGTTCAGCAATATCTTTTGCTATATTTTCTCTAGCACTCATATCTTGTTTATCTTACGAGTCGATTGAAGTGTGTAGGTGCTTTCTCTGATGCTGTAATGTCCCCACTGCTGTCGTAATCGT